GAGGGTTGTCCTTGCATACCGCTGCTTTGCTCCATTCCTTGTTGCGCTGCAGTGGTTGCTACTTGTTCGTCTTGCAGAACTGCGCCTTCCAGTGCGGTAATGAATGACTGCGGTAAATCCATCATGTTGATCAGGTGGTTAAGGACTTCCTGCTGTGGAACACCCATTTCAATAAGTGTGGGCATGACGGCAAGGAACTCTTGCTTCTTGACTGCTTCGCTTATGGGCGTAGCTCCAGTATCGTTGGCATAGTATGTGAAGTCTCCATCGATGTCCTGTGCATTGATTGTCTTTGGGATACCTTCCATGATGATAACATCACCGTCATCCTTAAGGTACAGCTTCATAACGGAGATAAAGGATGCTGCGATGTGTTCAATAGCGGCATCTCTTTCCCTGGCAAGTCGACCTATCTCGGAAGAAGAGTAGGCAGCAAGCGCAGTTATCTCGGTTGCGGTAGCCCGACTACTCTCACCCCTCGTAAAAGGAGCCAGGACTGATCCACGTTCGAAGTCATCCTGCACCTGCTGCACATATCTTTCAAGTTCTGGTGGCACTGGAGTATGCGGCACAGCAACAATAGAGCCAGACAACTGTTGTCCTTGACTGAGTTCTACTTCAATGAACTCTCCATCGACGCCTTGTGATAGCTTGCTCATGGCTTCGGCGTCAAAGACCCCGCTTTCTACGACCCATTGCCGTGCCGCCCTACGCACCATACTAGCCTGATAGGTACGCAGGATGTTAACTTCCTGAACTTGGTCATATACTCTTCTCAGTGCGGAGTACCCACGCATTGGCAGGTCAGGCTGGCGAGAGAAGTACAATGGAATGATAGGTGCTATCGGGTATCCAGCGGCATCCTTAAACGGAATCTCCGTATACTTGACATCTTCGATCTCCGAAGTGCCTTCAGGGATAGTCACCCCATCATACAGAAACTTCTGTCCGTTCTGGTAGTCGGGTGACCACACATACATCTTGTCATCAACTAGGTCATAGAACTCAACCAGTTCTACATACTGAAACTCGGGTTGTTCGTCTTCATCGGTTGACCCATTGTATCCCTGGTCGCCTGATGTACGGTCAAGGAAACGGATAAGTGGGTGACCACTGAACTTCTTTCCTCCGAACTTCTCCCTGGCTTCCTTGACGGTAAGGTAGTATCTGTGCCCGACGAACTTCTGGTCGCTCCAGGCTGATGCGTCAGTATCCACTATGGCATCCCATGGAGCCACCGAACAGATGCTCACTCTTTTGAACGGGTCAGGGTGGTCATTGGGTATAAGTTTGATGAACGAGCATGGATATATCAGACCGAGCCTGGAGGCATCCTCAAGCTGTGAGCGGATGGTATCCAGGAAGTTGTTGCACAGTGCCTGTACGATTCTCGGGTCGCCTTTACCTCGGACATCTCCCTTGATAACCACTGACGGCGAACGGGCAAAGAGGGAAGCTATGTACCCTTCTATGAACTCGTATGCACGGGAGGTTTCGACGACGACTTGTTGTGGGGCGTGAGTGTTCTTATCCCAGTACCTTGTCATATATGCTGACCTGAGTTCCCTCATTTCAACGCGTTTCTCGTCCCAGTACTTCTCATGCTGTGCGTAGTACGCTCGAACCGTCCGTGCTCTCATGTGCTTTTCTTCCATGGAATAGGTTGCTCCAGGTTTTTCCTGGTTCTTCTTTCGGATATTAGCACATCCATCAGGTTGCGTCTACGCAAAGTTAGCTTCCTTCGTGGGATGTCCCGCAGGCATCGGTATGCTAGAGCCATCGACATTGCAAGGTCATCGTGCATTCCTTTCGGGGCTTCAGGGGTGACCCTTGTAATAACAAGTGATCTGAGTTCACCAAGCACCTGTGCATCCATCTTTAAAATCATTCCTTGTGTGATATACTCCCGCAGTGTTTCATAGGCGTCGAGTTTGGATTTGGTGGTGGTAGTCCAGTCTTTCATATTATGTGACATCCACAGGTTCTTGTATCCCATGTGCCTCATCCTGTAGAGCACTACATGCCCGTGGTTGTTGCTTTCACACAGCACCCGTGCATCGTTAAACCACTGTGCAATACGAATGACGACATCGGCGAAGGCTGACGGACTTATAGAGTTATTACGGTAATGGTAGACAGGCTGAAATGTAGCCATAGAAATAATGGATATAGCAGAGTAGTCACCACCAACACCAGCAGCGACATCGACGCCCATTGCATAATAGTCCTGTTCCTCTGGTTCCTGGTACAGTCTTTCTTCACCATCAAAATGTATCTCCTCGATTTCCCTGATCTCTTCCTGTGTAAAGTATGTCGAGGCGGCGAAGTGGAATGCGTCATCTAGGCTACCAGGATACTCTCGCTTGAACTTTTCCAGCCCGATGGTGGCAATCTGTGACCGTCTCCAGTTGAGCTGGTCATAGTCACACCCGTGCATTTTCACCAGGTGTTGCTCGTCCGCCGTCGGTTGGAAGTCTTCCGGGGCTGCTGTCCTGTACTTCTCGTGGTCGTGCCACCAGTATGTGATAAGATGCCAGCCGTTCTCAGGAGCACCCATAATAAGACGATGGAAGACATCCCCAGGCTTATTGGGAGTGCTTTCAATAAGTATCTGGCCTTCGCCGATTGTCGCGACAACCTGCGCCAGCATTTCGTTCGCGTCGTCATAGAAGGCAAACTCCGAAAGGTGTACACTGGACAGGGAGAACGAGCGCGTACCGCCCTTTGACCCAGCGGTGAATGAACTAAGTTGTGCTCCTGTCTCCGCGAACTCCATAGTGGTGGAGTTGTCTATCGCAATCTTCTTCCTAAGAATGTCAGGCAGCGAGTTGTGCATCCTGGAATCCATCTTCCTCAGATGTTTGGCAGACCGTTCGTGGAAGGAGATGACACCGAACTTCAGCGGGTCAGGTGTCTGGTAAGTACGCCACAGCGCATACGCCCGTAGCACGGTGCTTATACCAATCTGCCTGGGCTTGAGGATAATCACCTTCTTGTGCTTCTTTAACTTCTTGAGCAATTGTATCTGCTCTTCATTGGGAACGAACTGTACCAGCTTCCCAGAGTACTTGTCCTGTATCCTAAGCAGCTGTATGAACTTGACAGGATCCCGTAGTATAGGCTCTAACTCAATCCTTAGTTTCTTAGGAAGTTTGTCTAGCATACGTTCACCATTATCCTGAACCCCCACACACCCTTCATATACATCTTGCTCCCAGTGATAAACTTGATCTGGCTGTCATTCTCGTACACGATTCCTTCCAGTGCGTCACACACCGAGGCGAAGCAGTTCTGTAAATCACGCTTACGTTTGTCACCGAAGACGACCGTCATAGTAAAATGAACGTCACTAGTAGTACAGTCCCAGTCTTGTTCAGCGCAGGCGACAGCAGCAACACTTTTAACATAAGCCTCGAAGTGTTTAGTCTCACTTGGCTTATAAACCCTTCCCTGCCTGGTCACCTTCATCCTGTTCTTCTTCATGAGAACTTTCTTGTCACCACTGATTAAGAGCACAGTCCAGCCTCCGCTATCCGTCTGCCGACATACTCGGCACACTGGGGGACAATGGCGTTGCCGAGTGCTCTGTGCCTATCCATCCACTTGGAAATCCCATCATCCACTCTACATACGAGGGTCGGAGCCTCGTTGGCATCCCAGTAGGTATTCCCTTTTCCCTGGCTAGCCCGTGCAGTGACAGTCTCAGGGTTGCTCCGTCGCTTAGGCTTTTGTTGCTGTAGTGCCCCGACACGCATGGGGTAGGCAACAATGAACACCCTGTTCCTAAGATGGGGTGCTCCAAATTGGGAAGCGGATAGAGTTGTCCATTCCGCATCATACCCGATCTCGGCAAGCCCCCCAAGTACTCCTCGCAGCCCCCGAACAACAATAGCTGCGACGTTCTCCAAGACGACGACTTGCGGTCGTATCTCGCTAATAACTCTGTGCATCTCCCACCAAAGACCAGACCTTTCCCCATGCAATCCTCCACCATCACCAGCAACACTTATGTCCTGGCACGGAAACCCACCGCACAGAACATCAACCTTCTCTAAGTTATGGGAACCAACGTCCCTGACGTCACCAAACAATTTGGCATCAGGCCAGTGCCTCTGCAGAAGCTGTTGGCAGAACCCGTCCCGCTCGACCTGCCACACGGTTTTACTGCCAGGTATACCTCTCTCCAGCCCCAGTTCGAAGCCTCCGATACCACTGAACAGCGAACCTATCGTTGTCATTCCATATCCTCAGTATCCTCTAAACCATCTCCACCACCAACATCACTAAAAAACACTGTCTGGTCAGAAGGGACAAAAACAGTCTGGTCAAGCATGTCCTTCTTCACATTAATATGTGAGCCTATCTGACCAGCATCATACAGCCGACCTTGACCATACTGCTCATCCTTACACCAACATATCAATCGTAGCCTCCAACGCTTGCCTGCCGTAGGTGTAGAACCAGGCAACAGCACAGAATGCAAGTGACTATCCATGTAAGCCTGCGCACTGTCATACTGTACGCGCATTACACCCTTATCAATGCCGTCGTCGTATACAACGCCCAGCCTTATCTCCATACCCATATCCGCTCCATAGGCAATACCTAAATATTGTAGCACAGTACAAATAAACTCACAACATATTTGTATGAACGCTAAAAAAATAAGCGGCGCATTTTTCGGGTTGGATGAATGGGGGAATTTAGGGCAGAAATATGTGAGGGGTACTACTGCGTATGGTAAAGAGGCGGTATTGGGGGGGGTGGGTTACTGCTCATTTGTTCAGTACTGTACAGCTGTTCACCTGTCCATCCGTTCAGTACAAGCTGTTGCACTGCAACAATGC